AAAGCACAGGACGAGTTCCAAATATCAAATAAAGCTCTTGCTGTTAGACTAACAGAATCTAGTTCTAAACTTCAAGCTTTTAAAACCGCTACAGAAAATGTTACAAAAGCCTATGATGAGTTTATTCAATCTACAGCTAATAGTAACCCTTTATTTAAAATTGGGGCCGCCTTAACAAACTTATCGTTAGAAATGGATGATTTAACAAAAGGTAGTCTTCGTGATATAAATTCTGCTTTTAATGATTTAGCAACTACCCCTAGGAAAATTGCACAGTTTGGTCCTGAGTTTGTTAAGCAATTTGTTTCAATACGCGCACAATTTAAAAATACATTACAAGACTACACAGCATATGGACAAAGTCTAGCTGCTGTACAAGACCAGATAACTAAAAAAACAGAAGAATTTATATATGCTAAGCCTAAGTACGAGTCAATAGGCGGTCGACCTAGACAAGTGGCTAGTGTTGAGCAACAAAGAGATACGTTAGGTCAAGAAATACGTGGTCTTAAACAAGCTGAAGGTACATTACTAAACTTACAGCTTGGTATAGATAAGAAAGTTTTTCAACAAGCCACAGATTTATTTGCAAAAGGTGTTGATATTTCTTTTAAAGAAGGTGCAAAATATATAGATATTGCACTTGGCCAAGCCTCTAAAAAAGCTGCACTTACTATTGCACAAGCGACTGTGCAGTCACTATCTGGAGCAGAAGCTGCAGCACGCACAGGCGAATTAAAAGACCAAGAAATTGGTGTTCAAATTGAAGCAATAACTACTACCATGAAGCTAATTAGAAGTAATATGGACTTAGAGTTAATATTACAAGAAGTTAGTGATAGGATGGCGTTGCAAGACGCTAAAGACGCTGGCAAAGATCCAGGAACGATAAGAGAACTAGAAGCTAAGCTAGCTGGAACTCAAAGTTTTAAAGAAATATTAGCCAATACTACTGGCATGATTAAACCTGAAGATCTTACATCATCTGGTAGATTAGATGCAAGAGATCCAGGTAATCCACAAACTAAATACGAAAAAAATTATGCTAATAAACTTAACGATTTGTTGGGCCCACAGCTTGCTGCTTTAATATTAAAAAATAGTGAAAGAACAGCAAATTCTTTAGATACTAAGCAAAAAGTAAATCTAGGCCAGCTTGCTAATGCAAAGCAGATAGCAGACGCTAGTAATGCTACACTACAACAAGAAATAGCAAGAGAAGATATTTTAATGAGCATTAATACTCTTAATGGTTCAGAAAATCTTTTCCAAAAACAAATGTTAGAGATGAAGCTACAAGAAATTAAATTTGATTTAGAAATACTCGGATACCAAAAAGCAATAGAAAATGCGGAAATGGATGACTCTAAAAGAGGCAGAGATGAAGTCACAAAACAAAAACTCCTACTAGCAGAAGTTGAAAAAAGACAAGAAAAAGAAAAAAACAATAAAGGCGTAGATGATAGAATCAAACGTAGAGCTCAAGAACTGGTACAAGCTACAACTTTGAATAGCCTAAACGAAGCAATACTTGACCAAGACATTGCTAGATTAGGTATAGTTAGTGGTTTACTTGGATTTTCCTCACAATACAACGTACAAGCAACAGCAAAACTTGAAAATGAAAAGCTAGAAAATAAGTTTTTACTAGAGCGCAAAAAAGTAGAAAACGAAATATATGCTCTTAAGATCGGCTCACCTGGAGACGCTAAAAGCATAGCTTCGGCAGAAACACATCTAAAGCTAGTTATAGCTAGACAAGAAAAAGAAAAAGATAACAAGGGACTACAAGATTCCATAAAATTATTAGAAGCACGTCTTGACTTAGAACAAAAAATAGCAGGATTTAAGAAGACTACAGCAGATGCTCAAACCAGCCAAGCAGAAGACGAATTAAATTATAGAAAAGAACTTGGTTTAGTAACTAGTTTTGACGCTATTAAAGAAAAAGCGGAACTCGATAGAGGTAGAATAGCTAGAGAAACCGCAGAGGGTCAGTTGGCGATAGATAGAAAGATAGCTGAAAGAGATTTGGCACAGAGCGCTATTAAAGATATTGCAGATGGTGATGAGATCGGACCACTTGCATCTTATGAAAACATAGCAAATCTTAATAAACTTATAGATGCACAAAGTGAGTCTCTAAAAGCTCTTAACACACAAAAGTTGAATGCCGTTAGTTTAAACGAACAACTTGGCAGTAAAATGACTGGTTTCTCCAAGATTGTAGAAAATAGTTTTCAAAGCATGGGAGATGCTTTAGCTGAATTTGCCAGAACGGGTAAACTAGACTTTAAAGCTCTTGTAGACCAGATGTTGATGGATTTAATTAGATTTGAACTTCGTGCGCAAATGTCTTCACTATATGCTGGCGTAGATGGACTAAGTGGTATGCTGAAATTCCTTACTGGTGGTGCTACTCTCGGAACTAGCACTACTTCATGGGCAGATATGCCTATAAACGGTTTTGAGGCAAAAGGCGGAGTATACGATGCTGGACTTAAAATGTACGCCAAAGGCGGAATGTTTACTAATTCAGTTGTTGATCAACCTACCCTATTTAAGTTTGCCAAAGGTACTGGATTAATGGGCGAAGCAGGACCAGAAGCCATTATGCCCCTAAAGCGTGATAGCAACGGTAACTTGGGAGTCAGATCAGGCGGTAGCGGCGGTAATGTAGACGTGGTTGTTAATAACTTTGGAAACGAGCGTGCTACTACCAAGGAAACTACTGATTCACGTGGAAACCGTAAGATAGAAGTTATTATTGGCGATATGGTTGCAAGCGAAGTAGCAAGACCAGGAAGCTCAGTTCAACAATCGCTAGCAGGCAGTTTTAATAATAGGCCCGCATTAGCTAGGAGATAATTATGGCAATACCAAGCTGGCCAACTGCTAACAGTTTTCCACAAGTACCACAAAAAGGTTTCACAGAGTCTGTTGGGTTGAACACTATACGTTCGCCCACGGACTCTGGTCCTGCTAAAATGCGTCGCAGGGGAACTATACCTAATACTATGGATCTTTCTTTTATTCTAACAACCGCACAAACTACCACACTAGAAACTTTTATTAAAGACACACTATTAGGTGTTAAGCGATTTAGTTTTTTACACCCCCGAACTGCAGCTACAGTTGAAGCTAGAATTGTTCCACAAGGTGATGGTGAGTTCTTTAAGTTACAATATTTAGCCCCAGGCTATTGGAATACTTCTTTAAAATTTGAGATATTACCATAATGAGCAGATTAAGTAGAATATCCCCCGCAGCCATTAAAGCAATGTTTTCATCTGAAACAGATGAACAACTGATAATGCTTTTAACAATATATGACCCTAATGGATCAACAGATCCAGAAGCAGCAACAGTCCCAATTAGACTGTCAGATAATTATACAAAACGTATTACTTCTACTACAACTGATAACTCCATTATAACTACTGATTCAGAAGTTATATATGGGGTTACTAGTCGTACTAAAGATTTTATATTTATTCCGATGACCCTAAATCTTCCTAACGAGCAAGATAGCGGACTAGGAGATTGTTCAATTACATTAAATTTTGTAACTCCTGAAATGATAACCATTATCAGAAGTCACTTAACAATAAGAACTAAAGTATTAATTGAACTTGTTATAACTAGTAGCCTTGATACTGTAGAAGCAAGTTTTTCAGAATTTTATATTACTTCTGCAACTTATAATGCAGAAAGCGTTAATTTTAGTCTAGCTATGGTTAGTTATAACAAAGAACCATTCCCTAGCTTTAACTTTACCCCCAATTATTTTCCAGGACTATTCTAATGAATTATGATAAGTATATTGGACTACCGTATTTAGACAATGGCAGAACTCAAGCTGGAGTAGATTGCTGGGGACTAGCTCGTCTATTCTATAAAGACGAGTTCAATATAGACTTACCTAGTTATAGTCAAGATTACATTGGTGGCACAGATCCACATATCGCAGAAGTTATTGATCTTTATAAAAATAACTGGGAAGATACTGCTACACCAAATATTGGAGACTTATGTCTATTCAATATACTAGGTGAGCCAATGCACGTGGGTGTATACCTTGGCAACAATAAATTTTTACACTGCCGTCGCGGCAGTGATAGTGTAATTGAATCACTAAGCAACATCAAGTGGAAAAACCGCTTTCTAGGATTCTACAGCTATGCCCCACAATCTTATATAGAAGCTGTTGGAGCACCACATCCATTAAAACTCAGTGTGTATCGAGATTGGACTGCTGAAGGCACTACTGTTCAAGATTTTGTAAATTTTGTAAAGCACAAGTATACAGTAAGCTCCGAATTAGTTAGTAAAATAGTCGTAATGATTGATGGCATTATTGTGCCTAAATCACAGTGGGAAACTACCATTGTTAAAAGCGGTCAACAATTGGCTTATAGAAGCGTTGCTGAAGGAACATCAACAAGACGATTGTTAATAACACTTGCAGCAGTTGCAATAACTGCTACTACTGGTATGCCTGCAGAAATAGGTACAACTTTAGGATTTACTGGCCAAGCTGCAGTTGTAGCTGGAAATGTAGCCATTCAAATGGCTAGTATGGTTCTGCAAAATGTTATTGCGCCTATTCGTCCACCAAAAACAAACGATCCAGGTACTGCAATTGGAATGAATTTATTCACAGGTGCAGCAAATCAGGCAAATCAGTATGGAGCAATACCTGTAGTCTTAGGTAAAATTCGTTTTACAGGTATGCTGGGTTCTGTTCCTTATGTAGAATCATTAACTGAAACAAATGTTTTAAACACTGCTATTATTTGGGGTTTTGGCCCCCTTCAAGTTGACGATAGTACTATTTGTATTGGTTCAAAACCTATTAGCGACTTTTACTATAACGAGCCTGCATCAGTGCCAAGGCCGGTTACACTAAAAGGATTTCCACGCGAATATGACGCAGGCGGTGAAGTAGCACAATTTGATAATTTATATGGTCGAGATGTTGAACAACAAGCCGTAAACTTAGAACTAACAAATAATGCTACTAATATAACTGGTAGCTATCTTAATACTTGGAAATGGCAAACCGTTAACCTAAACCAAACCTGTGACGCTGTAGACATTGTACTTTCTTTTCCAGAAGGTATGCGAAAGATTAATACTAAAAGTGGTGATATAGCCGCAACTACTTGTAGCGTTGAAATACAAATGCGCCCGTATAGCGCAACTACTTGGTCAGACAGCGATACGACTTCAGCCCTTGGCATTTATACTGTAGGACAAATAGGTAATTTAACTAACCCAGCAGCAACATTTCAATTAGTACCACCAGTTGATCCAGACTCAGAATCTGGCAGTACGCTATATCGTTATACAATTTTCTGTATAAATCCCAGCGGTGGGTTAGTGCGACTTGACGGAGCAGTTACTGATAACTTAGGCGCTAACCCAAGTGCGTGGCTACAAACAAAATATGCTAATGCTTCATACGGTTCACTATTAGGCACCGGTTCTACGCAAAAATACATGCCAGATATTCCTCCGGGATATTTGCCGCTATACACATTTTATCAAAATAGTAGTGGAACATATACACTATTAACAAACCATTTAACTGGGTATAGTGGGTATACAGGATTAGGTTGGACCGATGCTACACAAACAATTGAAACAGGTACTGGAGATAGTGTAACTTGGGATACTAGCGCAATTAAAACTATAAGTATAGCTGCTGGCAGAGTTTATTCACAAAGTAGCGGTGTAGACCTAACTTCAACTGAACAAGTTGTATGGACTACTAATGTGCTCAAAGGTACTAGTGGGGTAGCTACTAAAACTAATGGCGGTAAGTGGAGCGACTTTTTAAAGACTTATGGAATTTGGAGCAGTACTGGATATACTACGCCAGCTGCAAGCGGCTATGGGGGTACTTGGACAAAATTAGTAGAAAATGTTAATTTTCCATATACAGGATATTATATCGTTGAAGCAGCAGCAGATGATCAAGGTGAGATTTTAATTGATGGTGTGCGAGCAGTACAAATTCCTAAATCTGGTTATAATAACGAAATTAGTAGTATAAAAGGCATTATTAAACTAACTGCAGGTTTACATAATATTACTATAACAGGGGTTGATAATCAAGCTAGTGATCAAGGCATTGGCGCTAAAATTACTTATCAATCTAATAATGGATTAAATCTTGCTGCAAGTGCTAATACTATTCTTACTTTTGGCGAAGGTGCTTGGTTTGAAAAGCGCAAAGACGCTTTTAACTGGGTACATTCAGTAGAAAACTTACCTCGCGCTAGATATCAGATTAGAGTTCGTAGAAATAACACAGATGAAACCGAAGATGAAGTAGACTATAAAAAGTACCATAAAGCTATATTAGCTAATGTTACTGGATATGATAAACTAGAAAAACCAATGTATAATCCACCAGGATGTTACTTGGCAAAAACTGCTGTTAGAATTCAAAGTAGTAATAAAGTTAATGGTCAAATTGACGGCATCAATGCCGTAGTACAAACCATTGCTTGGGACTATGACCGAACCACAAGTAGTTGGGAAAATTTACGAGCAACAAACAATCCAGCAAGTTTATTTGCTTATGTGTTAATGCATCCAGCAAATGCTTTCCGAATCAAGCCTGTACAACTAGATTTAACTAGTTTAACTGCTTGGCATAATTTTTGTAATCCAGTTCCACAAACAGTAGCAAGTACTGCCCTGCAAAAAGGTAAGTATTATACTATTAAATCCCTGGGTACAACTTCGCAAGCGGACTGGAACTTATTGGCAGGTACAAGTGGTATTGTTTATGATGTTGGTGATGGCTTTGAAGTACAAATTACTGGTGGAAAATCTGGAACAGGAACCGGAGAGTATTGCCCTAAATATACTTATAACGGAGTATTAAGTAGCACACAAAGTGTTATGGATACTTTGCGTGATATATGTGCAGCGGGACTTGCCAGTCCTTCATATATTGATGGTAAATGGGGCGTAATCATAGACGTAGAACGTACACATACAGTACAACATTTTACTCCACATAATAGTTGGGGATTTGAGTCTACAAAAAATCTACCTATACTGCCACACGCTTTCCGAATTAATATATCAGACGAAACTCAAGCATATCAAGCACGAGAAATTATTGTATATAATTATGGATATGCAGCTACCGCTATTGGTGGTAAAAAAGCTGCAGAGTTATTTGAGCAATTAACTTTACCAGGTGTTACAAACCCTAATCAAGCAATTCGTTTAGCTAGATGGCACTTTGCGCAAATTAAGTTACGTCCAGAATCTTATTCAATTAATGTAGACTTTGAGCACTTAGTATGTACTCGTGGGGATAAGGTAAAGATTTCTCATGATATTCCGCAGTGGGGGATTGGTAGTGGACGTTTAGCTTCGGGAATTGGTAATGCAATTACTGGAACTGCACTAACTCTAAGAGAACCTGTTTCTTTGACCAACGGCACAAGTTATACTATATTAATTAGAACAAATGGTTTAACAAGTACTGTTGGTAGCGGAAGTGTAACTAGAATATTTACATATAGCGGTACTACAGGATATACAACTTCTATTACAGTGCCTACTATAGCAGTTGGTGATGGAGTAGAATCTGATAACTTATATATGATAGGGTTGTCAAATACTTCTGTTCAAGAATGTATTGTTACATCAGTAGAACCTAGTACAAATTATAGCGCTAGATTAACTTTAGTTGATTATTCACCAAGTATATACACAGAAGATCTAAGTGACTTATTAACGTATAATCCAAACATTACTAGTGTTGCTACAACTACTCCTTTAATAAGAAATAGCATTGTTACAACTCCAATTATAAATAGTGTAATTAGTGATAGTAGTGTTAGTGGTACAATATCTAATGGTAGTAGTCTAAATCGAGCTATTGTGTCCTTTACAAATCCTAGTGGTTTGGAAGCCGTAGCCTCTCGTGTACAATTTGATATTATTGACGGAAGTATAGCTATGTTTCCCACTAATCCTGGTGAAACTTATATTGTACGAAAAGAAAATAGTAGTATTACTTTTGAAGGGTTAACTGCCGGAGCAAAGTATAAAATACGTGCTAGATATTTGAGTGAAGATAGTAAAATTGCAGGACCTTGGACCCTGGACTATTCTTTTACCAATGATGGTAAAAATAGAAACTTTAGTGTACCTCCAGCGTTAGTAGTAGATTTAGAAAATACCTATATTGTTCTAGATCCAACTATTGTAGATCAGCCAAGAGACTTTAAAGCCTATGCCTATAGACTTTATAAAGATACTGGAACTACTGATTTATGGAGTACTACTCCTATAATACCAGAAGTACAAAGTCAAGGTCAAGGTAGATTAGATTTACTATCAGTAACACTACCAAGAATATCTGAAGCTGGCGTTAACTATCGAATAGCTTGCAGAGTATTAGATAAAACTAATAATTATAGTGAAACAAGTTCATATGCCTCTATACTTGTTAGAAATATCGTTTAAAGGAACATTATGGCAGCAACATTATCTGCAGGTGTAGGTTCATTAATATTAAAATTAGATACTCCGTATGATCGCGTGCGCACTACAGATGCGCGCGACGATTTGCAAAAAGTACAAGTATGGTGCTCTACTACTTCTGGCTTTACTCCTTCTAATTCTAATAAAGTATTTGATGGTTTAAGCTTATCCATAGTTATATCAAAAATAACTACAGACGGCACTACATTCACTTCTTTAGTAGCAGGTACAACATATTACGTTAGATATGCATTTATTAGTGCTATTGATGATGTTAGTTCAACAGCTTATACTATCTCTAGTGAATTAAGTGCTACCCCTGTAGCAGCATCTGCACAAACTGTAGATATTTCTGGATATAGTGCTTTTGTAAAAAGTAGCACTAATACATTCACACCAGCTACTACAACACTAACAGCGGTAATAAATGGAATAACTAGTCCCGTATATGCTTGGACAATAACTGGCGGATCTATATCTTCTAGCAGTACTAGCTCTACCATAGTAACTCCAGGATCAAGCGCTACTTCTATAACTGTTACTTTAAGTGTAACTGGGACAGGGTTAACTACGCCTATTAGTAAGTCTATTATAATGGCTATCATTACTGATGGTATTCAAGGATATTCACCTCCTACTTTTTATATTAGTAACTATGGCTCTACATTTAGAAAAGACCTAGACGGCATTATATACCCTAGTTCGGGTATTATAATTGAAACTGGATACTCTAATTTTAAAAGTTCGCCAGCACCTACGTTTCAATGGCAAAAAGATAGTGTAAATATCAGTGGTGCTACTAATTTTAGTTATACAGTTCCTGCTAGTGACTATACTAGTTCAACATCTCATATTTACAGCTGTGTAGTAACTGGCACAGATTTAGCAGGTGCTGTAGCTTCTATAACTGCTTCTACGACTATTCCGCTTATTTCTGATGGCGTACGTGGTCCAAGAACTGCCAATGGTTACTTATACTATCAAACAGCAGCTGCTACAGATCCTGGTACACCAACTGCTACAAACTATAACTTTACTACTGGTCAGTTTGCTACATTAACTGCAGGTTGGGGATATACACCAATCAGTGCTAGCACTAGTGATACTAGCCTTAAGGGCTGGGTTTGTAGATTTGTAGTTATAGAGCCTAGTTATGGCGCAGCAACAGGTGCAGCAACAGTAAGTGCAAATAGTACTAATATTAGTTTTGACGGAGTAGTAACTTTCAGTAATAATACCTACCAAACATCTACCCAAGTAACTAGCACTGTTAGCGCTGCTACCGCAAATAAATTAGAGGCGGGTACAAGTCTTAATAACGCTTTGGCACTAAATACTACTGTTATTGATGGTGGACGAATTACTACTGGCGTTATTGCTGCTGCACAATTAGATTTAAGCGGAACACTAACAGCTACTTCTGTTGCTAATGGGGGTACTACGCAAATTGATGGTTCCAGAATTACTACTGGCACTATTAATGCAGCTCGTCTAAATTTAACTGGGGTTTTACAAGTCGGTACTGCAGCTAGTGACATAAATACAAATACTACTCAAATTAACGGTGGACAAATATCTACTGGATCTATTAGTGCTAACCGTTTAACTATTGGTAATACATCAGCTTCAGATAGAATACGTTTGTTTGATAATAAAATTGAAATATGGGCTAGTGGAGTTCGCAGAATTGTGCTTGGAGATTTAAGTTAATGGCATATGGTTTACAAACATTTAAAAGTGATGGTACTACTGTTGTGTTACAAAACTCCACCAAAAGTGGGGTTTTTGGTGGAGCATATACTATATCCAAAAGTGGGACTGCAGGACTGCAAACTATAGTAGAATTCCCACAATATACAGGCAGAAGTATTAGACCAATGCAACTTAGGCCAGGAGGGCATGTATGGTTTGTTGGAGTAGTCAACAATATTCCTAGAATAACTTTTACAGAAAATTCAGCAATTGGTGTTACTAGTGCTAGTTTTTATTATGACGACACAGTTTTGTATATTTTTGTTAAGTAAGGATACCTATGGCCTACGGTCTAAGAATAATAAACGATGATAACGAACTGTTAATTGATAGTGAGTACTTTAATCCTACATTTGTACAAAAAATAGAGTTTAACACAACACCTACTTTTACAGAAGCTGCCACAGGCTTTATACATCCTGGGTATATAAAACGAGAATATGTAAGTTCGACTGCAGTACCTTTTATAGGGGTTGGAAGTACCTATATAGTAATGTGGACTCTGCCTGATAATAGTACTAATGATGTATACTATAACTTTGAAACATCTATTGCATATTCACAAAGTAACCTTATTTGTTATGTTTATGCTAATTCTACCGGTGCTGCTTTAACTTATACCTTGCCTACAGCATATATATTTGCAGTAGATGCTTTAGGTTTAGAAAATATTGCTTCTACAGGTC